ATTAAGACTATTAGCGAAGCACGAAATGTGGTAGCAACTGCCGATGTTACTGAAAACTTCGAAAAAGATTTCGGCATTTACGATTTAAGTGAATTCATTGGAGTAATGGGATTAGTCGATACTCCAACACTAAAATTTGAAGATGACTTTGTTACTGTTTCTGATTCATCAGGTAGATCTAAAGTAAAATATTTCTATGCTGCAGAAGAAACACTAACGTCACCTGCAAAAGATGTGACCATGCCAGATGGCGATGTTAAGTTTACATTAGATAATGAAACTCTTAACAAGTTAAAAAAAGCTGCATCAACACTTGGTCATAGCGAAGTATCAATAAAAGCAAATAATGGTGTACTAAGTCTTTCTATTGTTGAAAGTCAAAATGTAACATCAAATGCTTTTTCAATTGATATTGATGGTGATTTTAAACAGGACGCTGTATTTAATTTCATCATAAGTATTTCTAATCTTAAGATTCTTCCAGGAGATTATGATGTAGAAATATCTTCTAAGTTAATAACGCAATTCAAACACAAAGAATTACCTTTAAAGTATTGGATTGCACTCGAAAAAACCTCAACATACGGAGCATAATGACATGTCAGATAATTTAACTCAACTTAAAGATCTTGCTAATAAAGCAAGTAGAAGTACAGTAGCTGTAATAGACGCTGTAACTCAAAGAGGTGGATTTAAAGGTGAAGAACTTTCCACCATTGGTAGCCTTAGAGACCAGTGTATTCAAATCATTCAAATTAGTGAAGCACTTCAACAAGAAGATGCTATGAATGATACAAGTGCTCAACCTGAAGTAAAAGATAAGAAATGAGTGTAGACTTTCTATGGGTTGAAAAATATAGACCTAAGTCTATATCAGATGTAGTCTTACCTCAAACTTTAAAACAAACCTTCCAAAAAATAGTTGACAGTAAAGAACTCCCTAATATGCTTTTTACTGGCACAGCTGGTTTAGGTAAGACTACAGTCGCACGAGCTCTATGCAATGAGCTCGGTTGCGATTATATTCTTATTAATGGTTCTGAGGAAGGTAACATTGACACGTTAAGAACCAAAATAAAACAATTTGCATCATCAGTTTCACTTCAAGGTGGCTACAAAGTTGTGATACTCGATGAAGCTGACTATTTAAATCCACAATCAACACAACCAGCATTACGTGGATTTATAGAAGAATTTTCAAAAAACTGTAGATTTATTCTTACATGTAATTTTAAGAATAGAATAATTGAACCACTTCATTCAAGATGTGGTGTATATGAATTCAATACATCTAAAAAATCTATGATTGAATTATGTGAATCATTCATGGATAGATGTAAGACAATATTAGATAATGAACAAGTTAAATATGATACTAAACCAGTTGCAGAACTAATAATAAAGTTTGCACCAGATTGGCGTAGAGTATTAAATGAATTACAAAGATACTCTGTTAATGGAAAAATTGATTCAGGAATTGTTTCAAATTTGCAAGATAAAAACTTTGATGATTTATTCTCTCATTTAAAAAATAAAAATTTTAAAAGTATGCGTTCTTGGGTAGTAAACAATATAGATACAGATGCAAGCGCTATTTTTAGAGCTATATACGATAGGATGACAGATAAAGTTGCACCACAATCAATACCACAACTTGTACTTTTACTTGCAGATTATCAATATAAAAATGCATTTGTAGCTGATCACGAACTTAATGTAGTAGCATGTTTAACGGAGGTAATGTCAGATGTCCAGTTCAATTAAATTAACTTTGTATACTCAAGATGATTGTCACTATTGTAAAGTTTTAAAGAAAAAACTTTCAGATTGGAATTATGATTATAGAGAAGTCAATGTGAGTTATGATTTATTTGCTAAAGATTTTTTAAAAAGTGAAGGACACAGAACAGTTCCTCAACTCTATTGGAATGATACACACTTAAATAAACTTCCAACTCTAGATCTTACTAAGAGACATATTGAAAACGAAATCGATTACGAAAATTATGTCGGTGGTGTTGAAAATTGGCAAATACTAAGAACAGCATAAAAACATTATGGCACTATTGGTGTAAGGCTATGGGTAGTCATGCATACGATAATAATAAGAAAGACGACTATGTTCATAATTCTATTAGATCGTTATGGGTGTTACTTCATATAGTTACTTGCTTTGCAATTATATTAAATGCTATAGCTAATCATGGTTGGAGTTTAATAGGATTATGATATTAGAAGCACTATCAATAATAGTTTCTCTCGGTATCTTGTATATTGTGTGGGATAGCTTATACACGCACTATAAAGAAAAAGAGTGGAGACGTAACAACCCGGATGAACACACATGGTTAGAGCAACCAGTAAAAAAGGATAAAGGATTATGAATCCCTTTGAATATTGTAATGCTATAAATTACACTAAGAAAAATATTATGATAGATGATATCACAGAAAAAGCATATTCATCTTACATGGTAAATCGACAGTTGTCTTACTTTCCAGATACCGTTTTAGCTGCAAATGAAATGAACCGTAATCATCATATTGATAGCCGCCTTCAATTTGATTTTTTTATAAATATAATTAGAAAGCGTAAAAGGTTTTCTAAATGGTTCAAACCTGAACAAATTAGTGATTTGGATGTAGTTAAACAGTATTATGGCTATAGTAATGAAAAAGCCCGCCAAGTTTTAACACTCCTATCCACTGATAATATAAACGAATTGAAAAACAAGGTGGCTAAAGGTGGAAGAAAATAATATCGTAGAATGGAACCCAGCAAATATGCTAGAGGTTACACTTAATGAGCCGGACGATTTTCTTAAGATCAAAGAAACACTTACTCGTATAGGTGTGGCATCACGTAAAGATAATAAGTTATATCAATCATGCCATATACTACACAAACAAGGAAGATATTTTATTGTACATTTTAAAGAACTCTTTTTATTAGATGGTAAAAAATCTAATCTTGAAGAGAATGATGTGGGGCGTAGAAACACTATAGCAACACTTATGAGTGATTGGGGATTATTAACTGTAGAAAATAAAGAACAACTACAACCAATAGCACCTTTAAGACAAATTAAAATAATTTCCTTTAAGGATAAAGATCAATGGGAATTGTGTCCGAAATACAATATTGGTAATGGAACAAAACAAAATTAAAGAAGCTTATAGAATATTCTTTTTTATTAAAGGACATCTTAATTGTAGTCAAAAAACAGCACTTGATTGTTATGATAACTATTTTAAGCGCTGTTGGTACAACCAAGAGATGTGGATACGAGAAGAAGCATTTGAAGAAGCTTATGAAAAAAAATTTAACGTTACTGGTTTAAATTAGAAAAAAAAATACTATATATAATATAGGATGCCGAATGGTTCGGGTCCGTACAACAACCTTGCTTAATAGGAGGATACTATGACTGGAAACTTTGTTTTCCCAAGGAACGCTTTTTTAGGTTTTGATCACATTTTCGATGCATTGCAAGACATACATACGCATGCAAACGATGGTTACCCACCACACAATGTCGTAAGAGAAGAAGATAACAAATATGTTATTGAAATGGCTGTAGCCGGCTTCAAGAAAAAAGACATTGAAATTAAGGTGAAGGAACATATTCTAACCATCGAAGGAAATAGAGATAAACGTAGAGAAGCAGATGCTTATGTACACAAAGGAATAAGTGCACGTAAGTTTAACAAATCATTCAGACTGTCGGAATATACCGAAGTAACTGGTGCAGATCTAACGGATGGAATACTAACTGTCAATTTAGAAGTGGTTCTACCAAAAGAAAAGCAGCCTCGTACAATTAACATAACGTAAATTAACGAGGAAATCAATGACAACTTTAACAGCAACTTATGCATATACATGCAAAGTATGCGACGCAGTAGCGTCTTTCTTTAAAAAAACACTTAAAAGAATTCAATTCGGCTTGCAAATGTCAGCTAATAAACGTGTTGCACACGAATTGTGTTCTTTAGGTTTTCATCAAAATAAAGAATTTAAACAAATTCTTCAAATGATGAATGATAAAGCCATAGAAGAATATTACGGTAAAAAGTAATGTGGCCTTATACTGACGAAGAAAACGACTACTTATCACATTAAAAAAGAGGCGGGGTTTACCCGCCTTTTTTATTATAAATAGTAATTTAAAGGAGGCATGGTATGAATATAGACCAATTAAGAAAAGAACTTGAAGTTGATGAAGGAGTAAAGTATGAAATATATAATGATCATCTCGGCTATCCTACTTTTGGGATTGGCCATCTGGTTATCGATATTGATCCAGAATATGGACAAGAGATTGGAACACCTGTCTCAGAAGATAGAGTTGCAGAGGCATTTAATAGAGATGTTGAAACAGTAATTGCCGATTGCGAAGTATTATATCCAGACTTTGATGAACTTCCAGAGGAATGCCAATTAATCATTGCAAATATGATGTTTAATATGGGTCGTCCAAGACTTAAACAGTTTAAAGGTATGAAGCGTGGCGTAGATTCTCGTGATTGGAATGCAGCTGCAGATGAAATGATTGACTCAAACTGGTATAGACAAGTTCCAAATAGAGCTGGTAGATTAGTTAAAAGAATGAGAGCACTAGCCTAATGACAGACGATTTAGATTTTGATTTTGGTTTTACTGCTGTAGATGAGAACGAACTTGAAGCTGTTCAAAAGGCAGCAACACAGGCGGAAACTCTTGGAGCATCTGCGCTTAACACTCAAGAGAAAATAGATAAATTGTACAATGCAATCATTCCATTATTAACAAATTTAAAAAAGAATCCAGAGAAAGAATATATTCTCTGGCCAAACCGATTAGAAAAAGTAGAACAATTCGAGGATCATATTCAAAAAATTTATCGAAATTAATCCTTTACTTTTCTAGAAAACTGTGGTATAATAACTATAATGAAAAATTTTAAAACATTTTTACTTGAAGCTGAAGGAAAAGGATTAACAATCTTCGATATTGACGAAACTATGTTCATCACTAAAGCTCAAGTAAAAGTTGTTAAAGATGGAAAAGTCGTTAAAAAACTGAATAACCAAGAATTTAATACATATAAGAAAAAACCTGGTGAAGAATATGACTTCGGCGAATTTAAAAACGCCGAAGTATTTAATAGGACGTCAACACCAATCGCGAGAATGATTAATAAAGTTAAAGCGATTTTAAAAAACGCAACAAGAAAAGGTTCAAAAGTTATCATTGTAACTGCAAGACCTAACTTTGACAATAAAAAATTATTTCTAGATACATTTAGAAAACAAGGAATTGACATAGATAAAATCTATGTTGAAAGAGCTGGAAATCTTGGTGCAGGTCCAGCTGCAAAAAATAAAGAAATTATCTTTAAAAAGTACTTAGATCAAAAAATATATAAACGTATAAGATTATTTGATGATGCTATGTCGAACTTAAAGATATTCTTATCATTACAAAAAGATTATCCAGATGTAAGTTTTGAAGCACTATTAGCAAAACCGAATGGCTCAGTATCAAGAGTAAGATGATAAACATAACAGAAAAAGCAAAAGACTATTTAACAGAAATGGTGTGGGCTCAAGATAAAAAGTATGCATTTCTTTCTGTTAATGGTGGTGGCTGTTCTGGATTTCAATATAAATGGGATATGTTAGATAATCCAGTAGATGGCCATTTAGTAGAAGATATCTTGTACATAGATAGAATCGCAGAAATGTTTGTCATTGGTTGTACAGTAGATTATGTAACTGAATTTGGCGGATCTTATCTTAAGGTCATTAATCCTAACGCAGTCGCTTCTTGTGGTTGCGGAGAATCATTTTCAATCTAATTAACATGTTAATAACAAAGTTGTGTACTTTTCTTCAAAAGTAGTGTATAATAATACTTAATAATTGAGGAGTAACATATGAC